ATGTTACAAATCCTAATGATTTTACAGCAATATTTGGTGAAGATGATAGAAGATTAGAAAATAAAGGTTCATTTTTTCACAAAACAGTTAAACAAATGTTAAGAAGTGGACCTGTTTGGGCATTAAACTTACTATCAACTGATCCAAATAGAGATAAAGTTGACTGGCAAAGTATATCAGTGTCTGCACAATACCAAAATAGTAACGTTGTAAGATCAGCATACGAATCATTTTACAATAGACAAGACTTTTGGGAAAGGGACACAGATGCATTTTTAAATATAGTTAAAACAAATAACTATGGAGTTCAAGACGATGATAGATTATTTCATATTACAAACATGAGTGATAAAGATATTACTGTTTTTATGTTTAAATCACCAATAACTGGTTTTGATGTTACAGCAGAAGAATGGTATGGTGATAGAACAAAAGTTCCACCATATTTAGATTACAGAGATTGGGTTTCTGATTATTTAGTATCTGTTATAGTGGTTGCTGGTGATTGGTCTGATTATAGAACATTAAGTAACGATACCACGTTTAGCAAATTCTTTAATAGAAATGGTTTAATTAAAACTCAAGTTGATAGCTTTCTTAATGAGAGAACAGTTACTATATTAGGAAAATATGATGTTTCTTTAATACCTTATTTTAAAGATTTGAACGATAGAGACATGTATATTAAAAATATTATAAATAATAACACAGATAAAACTGGTTTATTTTGTACATACAATGAAGATTCTTTATTAAGTGCAGATTTTAAATTAGGAAATCTTGATGTGGTTGGTGATGTTTTGGTTGGACAAGATATTAGTGGAATTAAATTTATGTCATATGAAACTAGTCTTAAAGATGTTTTATCTTATTCACAAAAATATCTTGATTCAAGTAATAATGTAGTTACAAATAATTATAATAGTTATAATCAAGATTTTAGTGTAGATGGTGTTGAGTCTAGATCTGCTGCATATACAAATGGTAATATTTTTAACATGACCGTTGACACTACAAATTTAAGTTCAACAAACACGTTATTAGTTAACGCAGCAACTGGAAATTATGCTGTTATAGATGGTACATTATTAAGTGGATTTACAAATACTAATATTACATTAAGTGCAATAAGTTACACAGTAGGTTCTAGATATGATGTTATTTATATGACCAATGACAAATCTATTAATGTTTTAAATGGTGTAGCATCAAATACTTATGCTGGTGCAAGTAAACCATCATATAGTTTTAGTTTAACAAGTACAATTATTTTAGGATATGTATTTCTTCAAAAATCTGGTGTTACTTATACAAACGTATATAATGAAGTAACATTAGGTACTGGCGGTTATGTGCCTGTTGGTAGTTTACCTGGATATGAAACTGTATTAACAACAGCAACAGATCCATCTGGTTCTTATTTAAATATAGAATTTAGTGGTACATCTAATAAAGCTGGTGTGTATAATGATTATAAATACCTTAGAGTTATGTCGGTATTTAATGAAATGTATAATAAAATTTCAACTGAAAGTGTTTTAGTAAAAACTGGAACATCTTATGATTTTATGCAAGGAGACAAAGTACAAGTTCTTGGTTTTGTTCCTGTTGATGCAACATCTACATTAAATGCTACCATTAAATTGTATTGTGATACACCGTCTAGTTGTTATACAACAGGAAATACATTCTTGTTATATTATAGTGATAATGAATTTTTACTTTTTGATTCAGGTGATGGCACAAAAACATTAAAAACAAGAAATACTATTTTATATGATAGTGTAGAAACACTTAATAAAAATGGTATAGTTGCAACATATTCACAATTTTATCAAGATTATTATAATGGTGTAATAAACAATTTAGACTTTTTTTATTTAAATAACGATTCAGGTACTACAATCAAAAAAATGTTAAAAATGTTTATTGATCAAAATAATTTATTGACAGTTAATTTTGTGGAATATAATGATCAAACTCTTTTATACGAAGTGCCTGCAACAGATTGGGTAAATATATATGAATTTAAATTGGACATACATTCAAGTAGATCTAATTGGAAACAATCAGTTGAAATTGAAGATTGGTATGGTGATGATTTAACTACTTGTCAACAAATTTGGGTAGATAAAAATAGATACTCTGAAATTACTAAAAATTCATATTTAGCAGCATATTATGATGAAGCTAATTGGGAAGCTCCAAACGGAGAAGGTTATTTAGAAGGTTCTGTTCCTAGAAAATTAACAAGAATAGTTCAAGTTAAAAATGATCCTAATAATGTTGATTTTAAAATACTTTACACAGATGCTCCTATAAAAATAGAAGATTTTAATTTGGGTACAGGAGATACCAGTGTTGATTATCAAACATATACTTATCCATCAGTTGATACATATGTGGATGAATATAAAGCATTGAAAATATCACCATTTATTGTTCATACAGATTCTATACCTAATGGTACAGATGAAAGACAAAACTCTATATTAAATGTTATATCTATGGATACAAATTTAGCTAAAGCTTTGGCTGATAAAAATAAAATAACTTGGAGATATTTAGTTGATTCATTTGGATTAGGACTTGAGCCAGTTGATGGTTTTGGTTCTAAACAACAACTAGCTGATATTTGCGGTATGAAACGTAATGCTCTTGGTTTTATCAATATGCCATCTGCTAAAATATTTAAAGATTCTGTTAACCCATCATTTACTAATGATGATGGTTCTCTTAATCTTGAATATGTTAAAGATGGTGCAGATGATAGCAAAAATCCAGATTATTACTACCAATTTGCACAACAACATGGTAATGTGGATGGTAGAAGTTGTGTTGGATATTTCTTTCCATACATCAGAATATATGATAACGGTATTCCTAAATGGGTTCCACCAGCATCATTTGCAGCAACAACATACATGCAAAAATTTGTATCTAATGTCGCTGGAATGTTACCTTGGACAATATGTGCTGGTATAACTAATGGTAGAGTACAAGGTGTAACAAAAACTGAAATGGATTTCAATAATACAGATTTAGAAAACTTACATGCAATGAATGCAAATCCAATTGTATATAAAGTTAATAATGGTTATTGTATTAATGATGATGCATCAGCACAAGTATATCCATATAGCTCACTTAGTTTCTTACATTCAAGAGAGGTTCTTATAGAACTTGAAAATAGTCTATACGATATGTTACTTAAATATCAATGGTCATTTAATACACCTGAGATAAGAGCAGAAATTAAATATCGTGCAGATAAAATCTGTAAAGATATGTTAGATAACGATGCTTTCTATGATTTTAGAAATGTTTGTGATGAAACTAATAATACTGATTATGTTATAGATCTTCAAATGGGTGTTCTTGATACTTACGTTGAAATCATTAAAGGTATGGGTATTATTGTTAATAATATCACAATTATGAAAAAAGGTGATATTAAATCTATGGGATTTTAATAATTAAAAATTAAAAATAATTAAAAGGGAGAATTTTTTCTCCCTTTTTTTTTTATATATAACATTATGATAAAATTATTTGAAGAATTTAAGTTTGATTATTTATATAAATTATTTATTAATTCTATTATTGAAGATAAAATCATTATAAATGGTTATGTGTGTTCTTATGATAATATGGCAGGTATAATAGAATGGGGTAATGATACAAATGAATTTACAGTATATGCAACTCCATATTATAATGAATATGATGAATTACCAATAACAGTTTGTGATAATGATGACGAAGACGTTTTTAATACCGTAATTAAATTGAAAGAACTTAAAAATATGGAAGATGTAGAAATAGTTAAAAAGTTTTATTACGATACAATGAAACATTATTTAACAAGATTGCCAGAAATTATATCAGCATCTAAATATAATATATGAAATATATAAAAACATACGAATATAAAGATCATGACAAAGAACTTGTTAGATTAATGTGGAAAAAACTAAATGGTTATAATACAGAAATTAATGGTTTTGATATTGATTGTGAACATGGTACTATAAGTTGGCATGGTAAAGATTATGGTTTTTACGCTACACCATATTGGGAATATAGTGATGATTTACAAATAGAAATTTATGATCAAAACGGTGATACATTTGAAGAAATATCAGTAGAATTGAATGTTCTTAAAAATATATCAGATGTAGATAAAGAAGTAGATAAATATTATAAAATAATTTATGATATAACAGAAAAATTAAATAAAAGATCAGAAATAGTTGAAATGTTAAAAAAGATATATGATCATTTACCAACACTTATAAAAAATTATATTGAATATGAGTCAGAAGAATTTACTAATATTAAAACAGATGATTTAATACATATATATTCTATAATAGAACAGAAATATCCAGAATTAATAACATCACATAAATATAATATATGAAAAACCTCTATATATAAATATTTTTTTATGGTTTTTTAACAAGTATTTTAAATTACTGATTTATAATATTTTAATAAGAATTTTTAATATTTTATATAGGAAAGGAACTTATTTTTTATATATAGTAAAAAATAATTAAAATAAATATGCCATTAGCACACTTTACACAAATAGATTCACATAGAGAGAAGTGGGAACCTATTCACAAAAATCTGTATGAAGTTACTATCATATTACCGACAGTACTTCAATCTATTCATCCAAACGCTACTCACTTACTTTTGGAGAATACAAAAACAGCAAAAATGCCAGAATACCCAGATTTGCAATCAGCAGTACAAAGATTCAAGTATTCTACAAGAGCATTCGTTATGATGCCAGGTCAAACACACATAGAAGATTTACCTATTACATTTAACCTTAATCAAAACGATGACTATCAAATATTCTGTTTTAAAATGCTTAAAGATTGGTATGACTTAGGTTGGAATAACGAAACTGGTACATTGCATTATAAGAAAAATCTTGTCGGTGATATAATTATACACCAACATGATAGAGAAGGTAAAGTTATTCGTAGAGTTACTTACCATAATGTTATGATGAAAAAGTTTTCTGGTATGGAAGATTTAGAATGGGAAAGCACTAACGCTATTCTAGAATTGACTGCAAATTTCATAGCAGATTATTGGGAAGATTTTTATTATTAATAACTATCTGATAATCAACTATTTATAAGATTTACTTAAAGTTATTTATAGACATTTTTGATTATTGAGAAATAAAAAATTAAACAAAACCTTATTTTTTTACTATATAATGTATAAAAAATAAGGTTTTGTTATGTTATATAAAAAATGTAGAATATGTGGAAAAATGAAAGAACTTTCTGAATTTCACAAGAAAAAAAGTACCAAAGATGGTTATAGAAATGAATGTAAAGAATGTGTAAAAGATATTCAAAAGAAATATAAAGAAGCACCAGGATTTACAGAAAAGAGAGCAGAATATGATAAAAATAGATATTCTGAAAATAAAGATGATATACTATATCATAAAAAAGAATATTATATTGATAATAGGCAAAATATTCTGAAACAGAAAGCAGAATATCGTGATAAACCAGAAAATAGAAAAAGAAATAAAGATTATATTAAAAAGTATAAAGTTGAAAATCGTGATAAGTATTATAAATATCGTATAGACAATCCTCACATTATAGCATGGCGTTCAGTTTTATACTCTACTTTAAAACGGTTAAATACCAAGAAGCAATCTAAAACAATTGATGTGTTAGGATATTCAGCAATTCAACTCAAAGAGCATTTAGAAAGTTTATTTTTACTAGGTATGAGTTGGGAAAATCATGGTGAATGGCACATTGATCACAAGTTACCTGTAACTTCTTTTACAGATGATATAGATATAAGTATTGTATGTGCTTTGAATAATTTACAACCTTTATGGGCTTTTGATAATTTATCAAAGAATAATAAAATTTTATAGTTTATTTAAAACAATCTAAAAAATTTTTATTATATTTATATAAACAATTAAAAAATTAAAGTTATGATATTAAATATTTTTAAAAAGGATAAAACTGAAAAATCAGCTAATGATATAGTTAAAGAAATACATTTTAATTTTTTTACTGAAGTTGATAGATTATTGATAGATGCTAAAAATTTTGGATCTGTGGAAACTGAGTATCAACATTTGATAGATAAATCTAAAAGATTAGAGAAATTAGGTTTTACTAATAGCAAAGATGTTATTGATGCTAAGGAAGAGATTACTAGGTTAGAAAAAATAAAAATTGAAAATAAGAAAAAGGAAAATGTTATTAACGCAATTAATTACTTTTCCATTAAATATCCTCAATATAAATTTATAACTGAAGAATCTGTTAAGTCTATATGTGAGAAATATGGATTGGTATATGGAGATGTTAGTAAATATAAAGGTGAAGTACCAGATAAGAATTTAAAGCATATTGAAGATTTTCATATTGAAGATAAAGATAAGTGTTATTTAAGTAGTTTTCTTAGTACTTTCAGTCATAGTGTCACCTTT